GAATCACATCATCCGGTGAAATAGGCGGTCCTTGCGGTACATCTAAAAAGCAGAGTAATCCTGATCGCTGTCTACCTCAAGCAAAAGCAAACTCAATGACCCAGTCACAAAGAGCAGCTACAGCTAGAAAGAAAAAGGAAGGTGGCAAGAAAGGTAAGCAGTTTGTAAGTAATACTAAAAAAGCAAAAGTAACTAGAGAAGTGAAAGAACAGTGGCCTCAAGAACTAGAATCAAGATACGGGGAATTTATCTTTAAGTTAATTAAGATAGGTTCCGATAGAGCTAAATATTCATTAATTGATGTAGAAACTGGAGAAGAAAAAGGAACACCGGTATTTCAATCAGTCGACAGTTTAAAAGCTTTCGCTTCTGATTATATCAAACCTCAAGGCGGTACCCAGTCTACTAATTTAGGAGAAAGTAAAAATACAAAAGCAGCAGGTAAGAAAGGAGCTCAAGTAATAACTAATACTAAGAAAGGAAAAGTAACTACTGAGCAATTAGAGCAATTAGTTCGTGAAGTGCTTGCTGAGAAGAAAAAGAAACCTGGTAAAGCAACCGCTACCCATAGAGCAGACGGTAAACCAAAAGACGCTTGCCATAAAAAAGTAGACGGCATATACGGCATGAAAACCTCAGCCTACAAATCAATGGCTATTAGTCAATGTAGAAACGTAGGTGTTGCTAACTACAGCTCTAAGAAAAAGAAAAAATGAGAAAGCTAACCAACATCTTATTAGAAGCTGCTACAGAATGTCCGGTAGCTACTTTAGACTTAGAAATCAACACTAAGAATAGAGATGCTTCAATCAAAGCCGATCACATTAAGTACGGTCCATTAAACGTAGATGAACCCGGCGATTACTGGAAAGATATTGCTAAGCATTGGGATACTACTGAAGAAGCAGCTAAGAAGTCACTGTGTGGCAACTGTGTAGCTTTTGATATTTCTCCAAGAATGGAAAACTGTATGCCTGGTGAGGTATCTGATGAAGATGGAAGATTAGGGTATTGTTGGATGCATCATTTTAAATGTCACTCAGCTAGAACTTGTAGAACTTGGGCTAAAGGAGGTCCTATTCAGAAAGATAGCATCTCATACGACTGGCAAGAAAGAAATGAAAAGTAGCTGATGAAGTTTCCTACCTCAAATATCCGAAGAAGAACTACGTCAGGGAGACCAGGAGGCCTAATATAATATTTTTGTAGTTTCTATTATACAGCTATGACTAGAGAAAAATTAACAGAAATCGTAAGAGAGGTACTTGCAGAGATGCAAGAAGCTAAAGATGTTCATAAAGCAATGAACCCAGGAATTTTATCTAAAGACTCTAGCCTAAAAGGAGAAGACGGTAAGATCAAGATATCAAAAGTAAGACAGAAACTCAGTAGCATGAAAGATAAAGGTAGTACTAAAGCTAAGGCTTTACGTAGATTCATTAACTACCACGACTAATTGCTATTTATAAAGAAACAAGATAATATGGCCATGTCTTTTAATAAAAAAACTATCACCGAAGCTATTCAAGAAGTACTAGCAGAAAACACAGGAAAGTTAAAAACAGTAACAGGACCTTCTGGTAAGACTGTTGCTCAAGTCGTAACTCCTGAAGAAGAAATGGAGATGAAAAAGAAAGGTGCAAAGATTGCACCGATGGAAGAAGAGAATATCTCTATAGGTCATATAGACGACGAACCCGGTATGTTAAAACAGTTTGCTTTTGATACTGCGGATTACGCTGCTAAACTATATAAGTTACTCCACCACTACGAACAAATGGAAGATCATGTAGATTTTCCTAACTGGTGGCAACACAAGGTAATGATGGCTAGAGAGTACATATCTAAAGCTACTCATTATTTAGAGTTTGAGACTATGAAGCCTCAAATCGATGCCGCAGTAGATGGACATTCTGGAGAAGAATTAGCAGAGGATTACGAACCACGTACTAAAGAAGATTTAGTATTTCAATACTTGAGAGATGCTTGGCAATTTGGAGCATTAAAAGGTAAGGATGTTAATCCTGACGAAGAGTTAAGTACAATGGCCGACTCTTTACTCGCTAACTTACCAGACTACGATACTGCAGAACCTAAAGAAAAATCTGCTTTCGAAAAACGTTTAGAAAAATTAGCAGCTGACGAAAAAGCAAGAAGAGAACAAAATCTAAAAGAAGATACGTTAGACGAGATTAAAAAAGCAGAGTTTGAGAAAATTAAACCTGGTAAAGAGTTACAACTAAGAGGTTACGGGGTAGTTAAAGTTATCGAGAATGACGGTATTGTAATGAAGATTAAAGATTCTCTAGATAAAGTACATACTATAAACCTAGGACAGTACAACGAGAAGTTCTTGAAAGAAGCTAGAAAGAGAGGCGAAAAGACAGTACGTACAGAACTAGACGCCACCGTTACTAAAATGAAAGAGCTAGCTAAGAAATACAAAGAAGGAGACAAATCAGTAGTACCTATACTAAAAGACCTTACTACTAAGAAAAAAGCATTATCCGCTGAACTAGAAAAGATAATAGCCGGTATCGGAGCAGGACAGGAATATAAAGGCGAGGTTGATGAATCTTTGACTGAGAATAAAGCTACTTGTTGCGGTAAATGTGGCAGAACACACGTTAAAGGTACTGAATGTAAAAAGCCTTATTTAACAGGTAAAGATCATTGTAGAGTAAGATAAGATGACTAAACAGGACTTAAAAGATATTATCGAAGAAGCTTACTACGAATTGTTAGCAGAAACAGCTTCAATGAATGCTATTCTTCCTGAAGAAGCTTACAGTCTAAACGAAACTCAACTAAGAACACTTCTTGCAGAAATGGAAACTCAAGAGTTTCTAGATGCTGTTGAAGACGAGTTTGACCTAGAGACTCTCCAGCTAATGAAAGGAGTGATCCAAAAGAGAGTAGACTTCCTTCAGAAAGGTCTAGATATGGCTGACCCTAGAAACGTAGTTAAAGGATACGCCGGCCACTTATCAGAAGCTGAAGGCGACGAAGAGGAGACTGAGGAAGTACCAGAAGAAACTCCTGATACTGAATTTGCTGATTCCGAAGAAGTAGAAGCAGCAGAAGAAGCTGATCCAACAGCCGACATCTTAGCTAAATTCCCTACATTAAAAAAGACTTTAGTACACTTAATGACTCCTGAGTTTGAGGAGTTTGTAGAAAAAGTAGGTTGGATGTCACCAAAACCATCTACATTTAAAGTAGAGTTTAAAAACGGACAAGACATTCAATTAAAATGGATGGGAAAAGGATTTCAAGCTACTGTAGAAGGAAAAAGATACTTCTTAAACAACGTATCAGAATACCAGCAATGCTTAGATAAGATCGGACATATGCTAGCATCAGGTCCTATTACCTCCCAATTTGATGATGCTGCATCTGGAGAAGATGTATTCGGAGGTGCTGAAGGAGGAGGCGGAGAGTTTCCTGGAGCAGAAGGCGGAGCCGAAGCAGGCGCAGACTTAGGTGCAGATACTGGAGCCGAAGCACCGGCAGCAGGTGGTGGCGAAGAAGACGTCTTTGCAGGCGTAGAAGCTTAAAAATGGATATACTAGATAAACTCATACAAGAGTGGTCATGGAGAACTGAAAAGGGATATCCTGACATGACTAACGAAAAAGATCTTGAAATCTTTAGAGAAGTTTTCGGCATAGATTTAAAAGAGACTCCTTTAACACCTAAGGAATTAGGTAAGCAAAATTCTAAAACTAAAGAAGAAAGAGTTGATATCTTAATTCAAAAGATAAAAAGCGGCGAAGCTTTAGAGTTAGATAAAGGAGGCGAAACATTTATTGTATACGATCCGAAAGGTGAAAAAGTAGCTGAACTCCAAGACTGGACACCAGCTAAAGGACCTGTTACTCTACAAGATAAAGACGGTAATACAATTACTACCAGTAAACTAAAAAAGACTACCGACTTCGGTGGCGGAGCAGGATCAGGCGGCGGAGCAGCACAGACTACTATTCAAGAATCTTGCCAATGTGCTGTAAACGCTTTAGCTCAAAAGATAGGATCTGAGATCACCACAAAAGATCTAACATCAGATAATCTAAAGTCTATTGCTAAAGATATTAACACTACTTCTTCCATTGAGGATATAATTTACTTTATTCAGAACTCACCAGGATGGGCTAATACCTTTGTTAATACAGCAAAGATGTTGTTGGGGTATGCCGGTACAGGATTTGAATTTCACAGAGGATCTGAGTTTGTAGATAAAATCTACCAAGCCTGGAGAACAGTTAGGAAAGCTAACGGATGGAAAATCCAAGATGATAAATGGAATCCTTCAGATATCTGGATAGTGTCCCCAGCAGTAAGAAATATACAGTTTAAAACCGACAGTATTGCTGAATTAAATAATCAGATGGTAGAACTATTTGATGAAAGAAAGCTGTTAGGAGCATCATTAAAGAAATTAGGACCTGAAAGTAAATTGACAGTTAGAGCTAGACAGTTACAATCGGAAAAAGACGAGTATGCTTCTTCTATTGTATCCCCTACTTCTAAAGATGCTTACATAAACTTTAAGTCTAACGCTAAGATGCAATTGAGAACCTTCTCAACAGATGGATCAAGCTTCCAAGGTGAGCTAAAAGGTAAGACAGCTTCTCAAGGTAAGATTGGTGGCGGGGTATTGAAGATGCTTCTAGCTAAAAACAGCGCAGGTGATATACCGGCACAAAATGAAGCACTTAAGAAAGCAGTAGACTTATCAGATTCATTTATACAAGAGTTTATTGAATTAGCAAAAAGATTCGGAGATTTTACTATTACAGCAGAAGAACTAAAAGAGAAATCTACAGATTGGATTTCCTCTAAATATCAAGCACTTTGTGTTATTAAGGTATTAGAAACTGGAGACAAAGATAAGGTAACAGATGCTATTACAGATATTGTAAACTATGCCGGCTCCCAAAGCTCAATCTCATCAGTGCACTTAAAAGTTAGTTAACATATATTTATATATATGAAAGTTACGGTAAACAATATAATAGTTATAGTAGCAGTAGCAATAGCTGCAATGTATGCTTTTGGACTACTATCCCCTCTAGCAAACAAATACGAAGATAAACTCAGAGAAGAGATTGAGCAGAGTCAAACAACTGTAGATTCACTACAAAACTGTATTACGTTACTTGATTTAGAAAAAGAACTTCTCAGAACAAAAGCCGATAGTGCTTTAGCTGCTCTACACGACGAAGAACAAAAACGTAAACAAGAAAAAGATGCATTCAATCGTAAAATGGATGAGCTTAATAAGCTTTCTACTGCTCAGCTCGCCAGCTATTTCACAGAGCGTTACAGTAAGTAACGAAGGAGATACGCTAGTTTGTTTTCCTGATGAAATGGTAAGGCAGATTATCGAAGATTTAGAAAAAGGAGATTTGTGTGAAACAACCGCTCAAAGTTATCTTATTGACATTCAGAGTCTAAAAACTGCTATTGAAGCTAAAGATAGCGAAATCGGTATACTTGATGATAAGATCGACAACTACGTAGAGATCGGTAAAGAGAAAGACAGACAGATTGAAGCAAAAGAAAAAATTATCTTGGCTAATAAAGTAGCACTAAGGGGTAAGATGTTTCAAGGCTTTGTTGGAGGTTCTCTAGCCGGAATAGTCATCGGTGTAGTAATAATGCTATGAGTCAACAAGATGTAAAGAAAATAGTAATACAGGAATACGCTAAGTGTGCAAAAGATCCTGCATACTTTATGAAAAAATACTGCTATATTCAGCACCCTCAAAGAGGACGTATTCTATTCAATCTCTACCCATTCCAGGATAAGGTACTGCATTTATTTAGAGATCATCAGTACCTAATTACTCTTAAATCAAGACAGTTAGGTATCTCTACTTTAGCTGCTGGTTACGCATTATGGTTAATGCTCTTTCATAAAGATAAGAACGTATTAGCACTAGCAACTACTCAAGCTACTGCACGTAACCTAGTAACTAAAGTGCAGTTTATGTATGAACAGTTACCTTCCTGGTTACAGTTAAAAGCAGTAGAGAAGAACAAACTCTCGTTAAGATTAAAAAACGGTTCAAGAATATCAGCTAAATCATCCAATTCAGATGCTGCACGTTCAGAAGCAGTATCGTTACTATTGATCGATGAGGCAGCTTTTATCGATAATATTGAAGAAACTTACGCTTCAGCACAACAAACTCTTGCTACCGGAGGCCAGTGTATGGCTTTATCAACTCCCAACGGTATTGGTAACTGGTTCCATCAAACCTTTGAAAAGGCAGAGACTGGAGAGAATAGCTTCATACCCATCAGGCTACCCTGGCAAGTACATCCTGAGAGGAATCAAGAATGGAGAGATCAACAAGATGCTGACTTAGGTCCGAGGATGGCTGCTCAAGAGTGTGACTGTGACTTCTTATCATCGGGAGATACGGTATTCGAGCCTGAAGATTTAGTTTACATGGAAACTACCTCTCAGCAAGATCCTACTGAAAAAAGAGGAGTAAGCGGAGACTACTGGATATGGGAGTACCCGGACTACACAAAATCGTATATGGTAGTAGCCGACGTCGCTAGAGGTGACGGACAAGATTTTTCTACCTTCCATGTATTTGATATCGAAGGAGCAAATCAAGTAGCTGAATTTAAGAGTAAAGTACCTCCTAAGGAATTCGGGAACTTATTAGTAGGAGTAGCCTCCGAATATAATAACGCACTACTTGTAGTAGAAAATGCAAATATAGGATGGTCTACTATCGAACAGATCATAGAAAGGGATTACCAGAACATGTACTATTCTTCTAAGTCAGATCAAGATACTGTAGAGAGTTATATGACTAAGATGGAGAGAGGTAATCTTACTCCCGGTTTTACAATGTCTATGAGAACTCGTCCTTTAGTTATTGCTAAGATGATGGACTACATCAGAGAAAGGTCCGTGACTATAAAATCTCAACGTCTATTAAAAGAGATGAGGGTATTTGTATGGAAGAACGGAAAAGCACAAGCACAAACTAACTATAATGATGACTTAGTAATGGCATTCGCAACAGGGTTGTACGTTAGAGATACAGCACTAAGATTAAGACAGCAGGGTATGGACTTATCTAGAGCAAACCTATCAGCTATTTCAAATCTAAATCAGAGGCAAGGAGCTGCATATTCAGTTGGTAATATGCAAAATAATCCATATATTGTAAAAACCCCTGATGGTGAACAGGACATATCCTGGTTACTTTAGTAGGCCTATTTATAATTAAACTATTTTTACATGGCTGATACTTCCTTATTTGGTAGACTGCAGAGATTATTTTCTACCGACGTAGTAATTCGCAACGTCGGCGGAAATCAGCTTAAGGTAGCTGACGTTAATCACATTCAGAGTACAGGTAGATATGAAACCAACTCTCTGGTAGATAGATTCTCAAGACTATACTTATACAACAATAAGAACATTTTCAATCCTAACCTGAACTATCAGACGTTAAGGATTCAATTATATTCTGATTATGAAGCAATGGACACAGATCCTATTATTGCTTCAGCATTAGATATCTTAGCTGACGAAGCTACTCTTAAAAACGATATGGGCGACATTCTAACTATCAAGTCGTCTGACGAAAACGTTAAAAAAATCCTTCATAACTTATTCTACGATGTTTTAAACCTTGAGTTTAACTTATGGTCATGGACTCGTAATATGTGTAAGTATGGAGACTTCTTCTTAAAGTTAGAGGTAGCTGAAGAATTCGGTGTATACAATGTTCTACCCTACACAGTCTACAGTATGGTAAGACATGAGAGTCAAGATCCTGACGAACCAGCTAAAGTAACATTTACTATCGACCCAGACGGTATTGCATCATCATCTGATCCAAACTACATTCCTAGACACAAGGATAAGATCATTAAATTAGATAACTACGAAGTAGCACACTTTAGGTTACTCTCAGACACCAACTACCTTCCTTACGGACGCTCTTACATTGAACCTGCTAGAAAGATTTTTAAGCAGTTAACTTTAATGGAAGATGCGATGTTAATACACCGTATCATGAGAGCTCCCGAAAAGAGAGTATTTTATGTAAACGTAGGACAGATCCCACCTAACGAAGTTGAGCAGTTTATGCAAAAGACTATCAACGGTATGAAAAAGACTCCTTATATTGATCAACAAACCGGTCAATATAACCTCAAGTTCAATATGCAGAACATGATGGAGGATTTCTATATTCCAGTTAGAGGTGGGGATGCAACAACAAGAATCGATACTACTAAAGGATTAGATTACGACGGTACTAACGATGTTGAGTACCTAAGAGATAAAATGTTTGCTGCATTAAAAGTACCTAAAGCATACTTTGGTTACGAAGGAGACTTGCAAGGTAAAGCTACTCTAGCAGCAGAAGATATTAGATTCGCAAGAACTATCGAACGTATTCAGAGAATTATCGAATCTGAATTAACTAAGATTGCTCTAGTACATTTATACGTTCAAGGATACAAAGGAGAAGGGTTAACAAACTTTGAACTTAAACTAACTACTCCATCTATTATATACGAGCAAGAAAAGATCGCTCTATTAAAAGAAAAGATGGATCTAGCTTCACAAATGGCTGAAAGTAAATTATTCGCTACAGATTATATTTACGAAAACATCTTTAACTTATCTGAAGATCAGTTTAACGAACAGAGAGATCTAGTTAGGGAAGACAGTAAGAGAGCCTTTAGAATCGCTCAGATTGAAAACGAAGGTAACGACCCAGCTAAATCTGGAGTTACTTACGGTACACCTCACGACCTTGCTTCTATGTACGGTAGAAGAGGTTTCGACGGTCCTAAGATCCCAATCGGTTACGATGAAAGCAATCCTGAAGGAAGACCTCAGATTCATGCCTCTACTTATGGTACTCAAGACAGTCCATTCGGCGGAGACAGACTAGGTACTCATGATATGCACGGCGGCTACGACAACGAAGAAGATCAAGAGATTACTGTTACTGAAGACTCTAAGATTGACAATCTACAAACTAAATCAGTGTTTTACCAAAATAAAGACTTATTCCCACCAAAGAAGAGTTTGATTTTCGAAAAAAAGGAGGAAAAAGAGTCAGATATGCTTGATGAAAGTAATATTAAGGATTTAGGTTAAGCACATATATTTATATTAGTAGAATAGTATACTCATGAGAATTAAACATTCAAAGTACAAGAATACTGGATTAATCTTTGAACTGTTAGTAAAGCAGATCGCAGCAGATACCTTATCCCGCCAAGACTCACCGGCAGTTAAGGTGTTAAAGAAATTTTATACCGGCAAATCATCATTAGTTAGAGAATTCAGATTATACGAATATATCTTAAAGAACAAAGGAGTATCTCAAATGAAAGGAGAAACTATCCTTTCTACTATTACAGAGGTATCCCGTAAGATTGATAGAGCTACTATTAAGAAGCAAAAATACGAACTCATCGCAGAGATTAAGAATAATTACGATCTGGATGAGTTCTTCTCTATGAAGGTAAGAGACTATAAACCATTAGCAGCACTATACTGTTTAATGGAAGCTCAAACCACCGACTTAGTAGATCCTCAGTTTATCGTAAACAATAAGACCACAATATTAGAACATTTAACCAGTTCTAAACAATCTGAAGAAGACGTAAAAGACGCTATAGTAGAAGAGTACTCTAAGTATGATAAAGACTTACGTTTATTAACGTATAAGATATTATTAGAGAAGTTCAACGGTGCGTATGAT